GAAATGCCTATCCACAGCGTAAAACTAAGCCGCCAGAAAGAGCGCGGAGAGCTGTGCATTGAAAGCATTCCACCAGAAGAGTTCTTCATTAACCGTGATGCTCGGTCGTTGGACGACGCATATATCACAGCGCACCGCACAGATATGCGCGCAGGCGACGTGATTGCTATGGGGTTTGACCCAGAAGTAGTGCTAAATCTCAGCGGCCTTGAAAGCGGCTCAGAGATGACAGAGGCCGAGACATACGAGCGTCGCGGCTATGACATGGACACGTCTGACTCTGATGAGCAAGACCCAACCATGAAAAACGTAACTATTACAGAGGCTTACATGAGAATTGATGCAGACGGAACTGGCGTTCCTGTCTTGCACAAGCTGACTTGCGGCGGCACAGCATACGAGCTGCTGGACTTTGAGCCTTGCGATGAGATCCCGTTTGCCAAGTTTGAGATAGATCCAGAGCCACACGCCTTCTACGGCAGATCGTTAGCTGAGATCGTTATGGACGATCAGGACGCGGCAACATCTGTGTTGCGTGGCATACTTGATAACGTAGCCATGACAAACAACCCGCGCGTCGGAATTGTAGATGGCTCAGTAAATATAGACGACGTCTTAAATAACGAGATTGGGGCAGTCGTGAGAATGCGCCAGGCTGGATCTGTGCAAGACCTATCAGTGCCATTTACAGCTGGTCAGACACTTGGTGCGCTAACCTACCTAGATGGTTTAGTGGAAAGCAAGACAGGCGTCTCACGGGCGTCAATGGGCCTCGACCCAGACGCTATGCAGTCAACCACCAAAGCAGCCGTGCAAGCAACTGTGCAAGCGGCGGCTGGTCAGGTTGAAGTTATGGTGCGCAACCTTGCAGACGGTATGCGCGACCTGTTCGGCCTGATGCTGCGCCTAATGAGCAAGAACATTGACGAAGAGCAAATGATGCGGATGAATGGGTCGTTTGTGCCTGTTGACCCGCGCGTTTGGGATCAGTCAATGGACGTGGCTATCAATGTCGGTCTCGGCACTGGCAGAGAAGAAGAGAAGGCAATGGCACTTAGTCAAGCATTGCAGATGCAGACAATGGTTTATCAGACCTACGGTCCAATGAATGGCCTTGTTAGCATGACCAACATCCGCAACACACTAGCTGACCAGTTGGCCGTGGCAGGCATTCGCAACGCAGATCGTTACTTTGCGCCGATCACACCAGAGATTGAGATGCAAATGCTGCAAATGCAGCAGCAGGCTCAAGCACAGCAAGGCCAAGGCGCTGACCCTAACGCAGCATTCTTGCAGGCAGAGCAAATGAAGGCACAAACCAAGATGCAGGCTGATATGGCAAAACTGCAACTTGAGGCACAAAAAGCCGCCGCAAGTGACGATTTGAAGCGTGACCAGATGGCTCAAGACCTTCTCGTTGACGCCGCAAAAGTGTATGGTGAATATGGAACAGCAGTGGATGTTGCACGCATCCAAGCTGAACAAGATAAAAACCGCATGATTGGCGGTATGGCACAAGGAAACGTACAGCAGTGAGCGCTGATATACGAATAAAAGCCGATGACGCGCGTCGTTTAAAACACGACAGCGCGTTTAAGGCGTTTGTGCAAGAGGTTCGCGAAAGCCAGATGCAAGTTTTCGCAAACAGTGGTGCTTCAGACGTTGAAGCCCGTGAAGAGGCGCACGCGATAATTCGTGCGTTAAACCAGATCGAAGTGAACCTTGACGCTGCGTTAGCAGCAGAGACACTTTTAGATCGCAAGCAAAGAAAGTAGCACCGATATGGAATCGACTACACTAGAACAAGCGGCTGCGAGCCTGCTATCAACATCCGAGCCAGCGGCTCAGGGTGATAATCTAAGCGAAGCTGTGGAAGAAATCACAGAGCCTACAGACGACGGTCAGGGCGAAGAGATTGAAGCCGTAGCCGAGAGCGACGATGACGTCGAGGTCTCCGACGTAGATATTGATGACCAAATTGACGACGAAGACCTAGTAGAAGTTGAAGCTGAAGACACCATGCTCATCCCCGTCAAGGTTGACGGAAAAGAAGAGCAATGGACACTGGATCAGTTGAAGCAATCTGCGGCGGGTCAAGCGGCAATCAATAAACGGTTCCAAGAAGCTGCCGAGGCGCGTAAGCAAATCGAACAGCAGGCAGCCGTTTTACAGCAGCAACAGCAACAAGTCATGCAGTTGTACCAAGCAGCGCAAAATGGTGGTCTACAAGCCCCAACCCCACCTTCTAAAGAGCTATTCGAAAGTGACCCTATTGGGTTCATGGAAGAAAAGCTCAATTACGAAGAGGCGAAGGGCCAATACGATCAGCAAATGCACCAACTTCAGAATGTGCAACGTCAGCAGATGCACGCTCAACAAGAGGCTCAACAAGCCTACCTTCAAGAGCAAGCAAGAGAGTTGACACAGCATATCCCTGATATCGCAGACCCAGAAAAGGGTCAGGCGATTAAAAACGCATTAGTCGAAACTGGCGTCGAATACGGCTTTACAGCCGATGAGATGCAGCGTGTGACTGATGCTAGATATGTTCGTGCGTTGAACGACGCTCGGAAATATCGCGAGTTGGTGAAAAAGCGCAAATCAGTGACGGCCAAAGGTGAAAAGGCCAGACCTGTAATTAAAGCTGGTGCAAAGAAAACTGCCGATGGAAATGCTGCAACTCGCAAAAAAGCGAAAACTCGCTTGCAGAAAACAGGCTCAATTGATGACGCATTGGGCTTGATAATCAACTCCTAAGTCTTTGAAAGGACTAAACAAATGGCACAGCCAGCAAATACATTTGACAGCTACGATGCTGTCGGCATCAGGGAAGACCTCTCAGATGTAATCTATAACATCTCCCCGGAGGAAACTCCATTCTACTCGAAATCTGCTAAGAAGTCGGCAAGCAACACTTTAGTTGAGTGGATGACTGATTCGCTTCGTGCTTCTGCCGCCAATGCTCACATTGAGGGTGACGCGACTGCTGGCGAAGCTCGCACTGCTACAACTCGTTTGGGTAACTACACCCAAATTTTCAAAAACGCAGTTGTCGTGCCAGACACAGACGAAGGTCTGGACAAAGCCGGTCGCTCAAAAGAGATTGCTTATCATACACTTAAGATAGCAAAAGAGCAAAAATTAGACATAGAGAAGGCTATGTTCGACAACAATGCGCGTGTTGCGGGTAACTCCACAACTGCACGCGAAATGGCTGGCGCATTGGCTTGGATTAAAACCAACACAGACCACGGCGCAAACGAAGGCGCTGATCCAACAGGCGACGGCACAGACGCACGTACAGATGAGACAACTACTCTCATCGCGTTTTCGCAGGCTCGTTTTGACGGTGTTATGCAGTCAATTTGGGAAGAAGGCGGGAAACCAGATACGGTTTACCTCTCAGCATTCCAAATGAATGTTGCACTTGGCTTTACGGGTAACAACAACCAGCGTTCAGCAGTACAGGCTGGCGATGAGCGTGTGATCAAATCTCTGGCGGTGTACGTCACGCCGTACGGTTCGGTGGAGTTCCTGCCAACTCGGGAGAACCGTTCGCGTGACGTCCTAATCATGCAGGACGATATGTGGGAAGTCGCAAGCTTGCGTCCGACCAAGAATGTTGCTTTGGCGAAAACTGGCGACAACACTACTCGCCAGGTTGTGACAGAGCTAACGCTTTGTGCCAAAAATGAAGCGGCCAACGGCGGCATCTTCGACAACACAACTTCCTAAAAGAAATGATGGGGTGGTTTTTATCACCCCATCTACCCATAAGTTTTTGGAGCATGTAATGAAAGAAGTCATTGTAAATCGAATTAAGATTAAATGCAGCAAGGGCCGTATTGAAAAGGGCGAGAAAGTTATTTTGTCGGACGCAGAGATTGAAAAGATCACATGCCTACGACCAGACAGCGTCACAGTTTTGCGTGAGATCGTAGAACCTGCTAAAGTAGAAAAAACAAAACGGAAATCACGCAATGCAAAAAGCCGCTCATTCAACTAAAATTGCCGAAAAGTTTAGCTTTGAAGACGACAAGATCGTCGTCAAGAAAACTTTTGATATGTCCCACGTCCTCAAGGATGCGCAACACGCCCGTGAGGTCACACAGAACAGCTTTGGGTCAGACTATAAGCACGTAGGCAATGTGGACATGGGCCAGCTAGGTGTGTGGCTCAAAGAAGCTGGGGTCTCCTGGACAGACACAGCAGCCGTTAAGGACGTAATAAAAAGAAAGCTGATGAGTAACGAATTTAGTGCGCTTCGGGTCTGGGAAGGCACGTACTGAGATGGAAGTCTCTTCGCTCATAAATATTTGCCTGACAGCCGCTATCGGCGGGATAGGCTGGTGGCTCAAGGCGCAACACTCCGAGGTTGCAAGGCTTCAAATCCTTGTGAACAGGACACGCGAGGAGATGGCAAAAGAGTACGTTACGAAGGCTGATAGCACGGCTGTTATGGGCCAGATCGTTGCTCGTTTTGACCGGATAGAGGAAAAGATAGATCGTCTGATGGAGCGGTAGCTCATGGCGATTTTAGAAACTATAGCTGCTGCTAATGCTGCGTATTCAGTTATTCAGACCTGTCTTAAAAACGGATCTGAGGTAACAAATTTAGTTTCGCATGTTGGAAAGTTTCTCACTGCTGAAGATGAATTAAAAGATGCAGTAAAGAAAAAGAAGGCAAATCCGATTAGCTCAATCACTGGCGGGTCGGAAGGAGATTGGGCAGAGTTCCAAGCATTAGAAGATTTGAAGGCCAAAAGAGCCGAATTGGAAAGCTGGTGTAGATTGTATGGCCCACCGGGAACTTGGGATAGGTGGCAGCAGTACCAGGCAGAGGCGCGTAAGGCTCGACGCGCAGCAGAGAAGCAGCGCCAGAAAGAACGAGAAGAAATGATCGAAGCCATGACCACAATTGTGTGCGGCTTCATTGCTATTGGTGCAACAGGCGCAGCGTTCTACTGGCTTGGTAAGTTCATGGAGAAGTGGTGATGATCTGGGTGTTAGTGTGGTTT